CTGCACGCCGGCCGGATCACCGTAGATCGCGCCCCAACGGCCGCCGCTCTCGGTGCGCGCGATGGTGTTGAGCAGCGCCCGCCCTTCCGGGGGGATCGGGGTCTCGCCGGTGGCGGCGGGCACGGTGGGCGGCAGTTGGACGGAGGCCTGCGGCGCGGCGGTCGGTGGTGCAGGTGGCGGCAGCGTGGTCGACGGCCACCCTCCTGGCGGCGGAGGCACGACAGGGCCGCCGAGATAGGCCGGCAGAGGCGGCCCATACGTCTCGGGGAGCGGGCCACCCCCCGGCTGCGCCGGACCTAGCACGTTGCCCGGGTGTCGTTGTGCGAAGCTGCCACCCAGGATCGCATCTTCCTGCGCCTGGGTCTGAGTCGACGGGATATGCGCTAGTTCGTAGATCGACGCCGTTGCGGCGGCTGCCGGCAGCACGGGGGCCGCGACCGCTTCGAGGCCGAGCAGCCGCAGCAACCACATCGCCGGCTTGATCAGGGTCAGGCTGGTGATCGCCGGGACCAGCACTTCCGTCAGCGAGGTGGCCAGCTCCTGGTTTTTCTCAATCCAGTGCGACACGCCGTCGAGCATTTGCTGCTGAAACGGCTCCCACTTGTCCTCGATGCGATTGAATACGCCCTCCAGCGTCTCGCCGAGTTCGTTCCATGAGTTGCGCAGCGCGCGGGCGTCCTCCGCCATCTTGTCGGTCCAGGCGCCCCCGGTGCTCTCCGCCCGCTTCATCGCGGCATCGAACCCCTCGCCGCCGTCCTTCAGAAAGGGGTCGAGATTCGGATCGATGTGCGCGGCGAGTTCGATGGTGTAGCGCCGGTGCGCATCCATGCCCTTCATCGCCTCGGCATAGTCGCGCAGAACGTCAGCCGGGTTGCGGGCGTTGCCCTGCGCGTCGGTTGGGCTGATGCCGAGCGTTTGCCAGATCGGTGTCGCCGAGTCGCCGATCTTGAACTGAGCATCCTTGATGGTCTGGAACACGCCATTGAGGCTGGCGTTCATTGCATCGGCGGTGCTGCCGGCGACCCGCGCCGCCATCGTCATGTTCGACAGTTGCCCCACCGGCATGTCGAGCGCGGTGGCCGTTTTCAGCACGGTGTTGCCCATCTCCGCCCAGCGGCGGGACAGCTCCACGATGCCGGCGATCGAGCCCGCGCCGGTCAGCAGCGCCATCGGCGAGGCCACCCGCTCCACCGCGCGCGCAGCCGCCAGGGTGTTGTTGCCGAAAGCCTGCATGCCCTCGGCGAGCCGCGCCAACGGCACCGGGTCGCCCATCTTGCGCACGGCGCCACCAGCCTGGCCGGCCGCGCCCTGCAATCCGAGGATTTGCTTGCTCAGCGCGTCGAACTTGGCGCTTGCCAGATCGGCGGCGTTGATCGTGATGGAGATGGTGGAGCTGCCGGACACCGCACACCTCAGCGTCGGACGTGGATGTGCTGCACGGTCTGCGGCGGCTCACGCTTGGTAATCTCCGGCATCAGCCGGAACCAGCGCAGCAAGCGCGGCAGCGGCAGCGCCAGAGCCCAGGTGAGGCCGTCGCCGTAGAACCGGCCGACCCGGGCCGCGATGATCTCCAGGCCGCCGGAGCGGGCCAGGTCGATCAGGACGCTGGAGTCGTCACCTTGGCCGCGGCCTGCGCCTCTGCCATCGCCGCCTCGCGGCGTGCCTTGCGCCAGCTCTCCAAAGGGTCGGGGGCCGGGGCTCCCATGAACTCATCGAAGTAATCGGACATCTTCCGGATCAGCCAATAGGGCTGCATCTTCAGCACGTCATACGGCACGCCGGAGACCGCTGCGATCAAGTGGTGCTGCTGATCCACGCCGGTGACGCCGGGGATCGCCGTCGCCTTCATCACGTCCTCGCCGGTCGGCGCGCGCAACAGGGCCGAGACGTATTTCATGCCGCCGAAATCCACCGGCTTGACCAGCGGCCACTCCAACGGCTCGGGTGGTGGGGTCCAGCTCACTGCGTCGGGCCTCCGGTCTCCATGATCGACCCGGCGACGCCTTCGAACCGGAAATCGAACGTCGCATCGGCGCCGCTGACCCCGGGTCGGCCGACATACCAGAGCGCCGAGCCCTGGATGGTTTTGCCATTGGCCAGCTTGATCACCACGGTGGCGTTGGACAGGTTGGTGAACGCGGTCACCGAGACCGACGCGCCGTCGCGGAACTTGCCGCTGACGAACGGTGCGACCGGGCGTTGGGAATACCCATCGACGCCGGACAGGCTGACCATGGTGGCGTTTTCCTGGGTCGCGGGGTCCCAGATGAACTCGGTCACCGGGAACGCGCTGCCATTGACGGTGAACGCGGTGATGCCCGCCAGCCGGCGATTGACCGGCGTGGACGGCTGAAGCGTGGCAGACATAGGACGGTCCTCTCAGCTCACGTGCTTTGCCGGAACTGTACCAAAATGCCGACGTTGATGACCTGATCGGAGAAGTCGATCGGCAGATACATCAGCACCTGGCCCTTGGTACCCGGCTGGGCATAGGCATTGCGCGCGAAGATCGCCGCGTTTTGGGTTATGAAGATCGAGCACAGGTAGGCGTAAATCCCGATCACCGCGCCGAGCATCGCCGAGGGGGTAGTGGCCGGTGAGCCCGGCGGGATCGGTGTGCCATCGACCACCAGGATCTTGCCCGAGGCGATGAACTGGCTGGTGACCTGTGCCGCGATGTAGCGCGCGGCGTACATCGCCTGAAACATGATGTTGGTGTTCAGATAGGAATTGTCGGGCTGCCCGCTCGGGTTTTGCTGATAGGTCGTGATCGTGCGGTCGATGCGGCAGACGCCGGCGGCATCGACGGTGAAGGTGCTGATCCCATCGAACAGCAGCGTGTTGCGCTCGCCCGGGGTGTCCTGATTGAGCAGCGGCGGCGGCAGCAGGCCGAGCGCCTGGGTGGCCAGGCCCTGCGCCGGGTTGACCTTGATGCGCACGGCATGCACCGCGCACCAATCGGCCGCCTCAAGCCAGGCCGGCGTCGGGCTGTCGAAATACCCGATGCAGGAGGCGTGCTGATCGTTGCGCGAGACGCCAAACGTGCTGCGCGCGCTGACCGTGCCGCGGAAGGCATAGAACACGTGGCCGTAGAGCATCTCCTCCGCCGACCAGCGTCCGGCCTGATCGCCGAGGAAGGTCTGCAACGCCAGCAGCGAGGCGCTGTCGCTATAGGGGCAGGCGATGAAATCGAACAGTTGGACGCCGAGATTGCCCAACAGTGTGGTCAGCACCGGATTGGTGGCGCCGCCGGAGAACGTGCCGGCCGAGCTGCCGGTGACCGGATTGGAGAACGCCACGGTGACGCCGGCCGGCAGCACCTCCGAGTTCTGCACGCCGATGTAGTTCACCCGCAGGTCGACGTCGTTCATCGCCAGGCCCTTGTGGATGGCGGTGAGCGTGACCACGCCGGCGGCCGCAGACGCGGTGAGCGGCAGCACCAGCCCGGTCGGGGTGGTCGCGATCACCACCGCCGCGGCGACGTTGCCGGCAATGACGGTGGGGGTGTCGCCGAGATTGACTGGCACCGGCACGGCGATGCCCATGACATAGAGCGCCAAGGTGCCGGCGGCGGAGGCGGTGCCGGTGATGGTGATGGTGCCGCTGGCCGCGGTGCCAGCGTTGTTATCGTTCACCGGCCCGAGCCAGACCTCGCCAAACGGATCCTGCACCCGGTATTCGGCATAGAGCTGCGCCAGCATCGAGTTGGCGCCGCACAGCAGGTTGACCTGATTCTGGCTGTAGCCCTGCACGGCGACATTCGGCTGCGCCGAGCCCGCGCTGGTGATCTGGCCGATCAGCAGGGCGCGCTGGTTCTGCGTCGCCGTGTTGGCTTGCGATGCGTCAAACTCAATGTTGGTGCCGCTCGGGCGCCACTGCATCGAGGGGAAATATTTGAAGCCCAGCGTGCCGCTCATGAGGCAGCTCCCTCAGCGGCTGGTTTCGGCGCGGCCGGCTCCGTGGGCGGATCGGCCAGCACCGCGTCGCCGTGGGTCACCCGGCGGTGCCAGAAACTCGTTTCAGGGCGGTGTGCGCCGGCCTCTGGCAACCGCACGCGGTCGGGGCCGCGCACCATCAGCGGCTTACCGTCCGAGCCAATTCCAGGCTTGACGAACATAGGACAGCACTCCGTTGAATTTCAGGTCGAGCACGATCGGTTCGGCGAGCGGTGCCGCCGGCTGCGCCATGGTCACCAGAGCGGATTCCAGCGGCTCGCCGTCGCTGCCAAACGCCTGGTAGACCTGGACCTCGAAGGTCACGCCGAACTCGCCGATCTGATTCTTGCTCTCGGCGCTGACCGTGATCCGGGTCTCGATGCTGAGGATCTGCTGGATCGCCCGGCTGAACTCAGGGTCCAGCATCAAGGCTTCCTCGACCTGGCCGGAAAACACGTCCAACTGCTGATTGACCGCCTCGGCGGATTTGCCGACCACACGGCCGACGACCACCAGGTGGATCACCGTGTCGAATTGCAGCAGCCCCGGGAATTGGCTGGTCTTGCTCTCCATCGGCGTCTGCACGAGCAGCACCGGGAACAGCTCGGGACGGGTCGGCCAGTCGCGCGGCTCAAACACGCGCTCGCCTGCCATGGTGTTGGCGCGGATCAGCGCGGCGATCGCCACCTCCTGCAATCCCTTGCGGGAGATGCCGTCATAGAGCGGCATGTCAGGGCTCGTATTCGTTCAGCGCCAGCAGGGCATGGCCGTGGCCGTCCGGGCGGACCTCCTTGACCTCATAGACTTCGCCGCGATGGCGGCCGGTCAGGATGCGCAGCACGTCGCCCTGCGCCGGCGGTGCCGGGAACCTCTGGTCCAGCCGCACGCCGAGCACCGGCATTTCCGTGGTGATCGCGCCGGGGTCACCGAGCACGAAGCCGCCGGTGTCGGGGCCACCGCGGCCGAGCGCCGGGTTCAGCGCCAGGTAGGCCTCATCGAACACGCCGCGGATCCTGCAGGCGCCATACGGCGTCACATAATCGACCTCATCGCCGAAGATGACGGCGGTGGGCCGCAGCACCAGGCTGTCCCAATCAATGGCCATGGTCGGTCAGCCGGCGCGGACGCCCGTGGTCAGGTCGTTGTCGTAGACCGGGCCGGCGCCAATCGGGGGCGCCTCGACGCGGCCGGTCGGATCGAGCAGGAAGCCGGCCTTGATCAGCCGGATCGCCTCATCGACCGGCAGCTCCACCAGGCTGCCTGGGCCAAGCTCTTGCTGTGTGCCGGGGTCATTCTTGTTCAGCATGCGGGGGGTGCCGATGACGACGGTACGGTCCGGCGCCACCGCGGCACGCATCGTCTTCGGCTTGCCCACCGTCGGCGAGGCTGCCACCGTGGGCACGCTGCCACGCGGCGCAGCGGGCTTCGGCGCGGCCTTTTTCGGCGCGGCCTTCGGCGGTGCGGCCGCGCGCGGCGGCTCCGGCTGCGGCTCAGCAGCCTGCGGTGCATCGGCCATGTGCGGGGTCTCCGAGGGGGGATCAGCTAAACAGGCCGGGGCAGACCGTGGCGGCGAGGCAGGCGTTCACCCGGCTCGGAATGACGATCGGGCTCGACTGCATCATGATCAGCCGCTGCGCCGGGTCCTCCATGACCCACGTCTTCGGCGCGAACGGCAGCGCGGCATAGTTGAAGGCAGGATCGAGGACTTGCGCGAAGGCGCGGGTGCCCATCATGTCCGGCCCCGACATGATCACCGTGCCATCGGCGATCATCGGCGTCTCGACGTTGGTGATCGGGTCAACGTACCAATCGTTGTAGAGCCACAGGTCGTATTGACCCCAGCGGCCCTTGTAGGCGGCGCCGCGCTGGATCTGCGCACCCGGGTTGATCGAGTTCGGAAAATCGCCGAGCCGCGGGTAGTAGATCGCGCCCTGCACGCCCTCGGCGTTCAAGAACCGCAGCCAGGGAGTCGAGGTGAAGACAATGTCCGTGGCGGCGGCGCCGGAGGCCTTGAGGATCGCGCGCTGCCAACCCTCGATCGACAGCACCGGGATCGGGTCTTTGCCGTCCGAATTGAAGCCGGCGGTGTAGCCCCAGATGTTGGCGCCGGTGAGCGCCACGGTGAGCGCGGCGCTGCGGCCGAAATTGATCGTCACGGTGGGGAAGCCGTCGCCGGCGATCACCACCGAGGCGCTGACCAGCGCGCTCGCCGCCATCCATTCGAGCCGCCGGGTCAGGATGTCCACCTGGTCGGTCATCTCAAACGTCAGGTTGGCCATCTCGCGCTCGGCGCCGGTGAGGTCACCGCCGATCCTTTCGCCGATCATGCGCCGCACCGGCTTGCGCAGATCGGGCGCCCGCTTGTCCTTGATGTAGGGTGGCTTGAAGGTGTTGGTCTGAATGCGCCGCTGCTCGACCAGCTTGCCCTCGACCAGCGGCGAGACGAACGGGGCCATGCGGCGCATGCCGACATCGACGTCGATCGACACGAACTCGCTGTCGGCGGTCACCACGTTTGGGAAGAACTTGTCGAGCAAAAACGATTGTGCCCGCTTCAAGTTCGGCACCACCGCGATCAGTGTGTTGGTGTCGTAGATGAAGGTATTCGGCGACATGGAGCCGGACATGGCAGGGCTCTCCAGTTAGAAGGACGCGCGTCTCGCGACGGGCAGCGGCTTGCCCAAGGCCGTTAGGGCAGCGCGATCAGCTCGGGTCGGCGGCGGTCTGTACCGTCTTGAGGAAGATGCCCAAGGGACGCAGCGCGGCCTTTGCGGCAGCGACGGAAATGCCGGCGCCAAACGTCATCGCGTTGACGTTGAATTCGCCCATCAAATAGACCGGGGCGAGTACGCTGCCGGCGACCGAGTAGTCTGCAAGGACGCAGATCGGATTCTGACTGCCATCCACCGCGGCGGCGCTGGCGAGGACGAAGGCGTTGGTCGCTGGTGCGGCGGCGATGATGAACTGATCGCCAGCGGCGATGCTGGCGCCGGTGGTG